CATCACGAATAGTATTCATAATATCAAACAGATTTGTCCAATTGATTTCTGATTCATCGCGAGATTTTTTACGATTTGCTTTATAATAAGGATAAGCTTCGCGGCGCCATGTATTTTTACCATCGCAACAAATTACAATTTCACCGTATTCTTCGGTAAATTTTTTACGATTTGAACGGATGGAGTTAAGGAACATATGACGAATAAGATTTTCGTCAATGTCTACGTTTGTGTGATTGCCAATGCTTGCAAAAAGCGAAGCAAGGATCACTTGGTTATAATCTACTAATATTGCCATAGTTTGTTTCCGGTTTCAATTGATTTACGAATACTATATTAATCCATTTCTTCATCAATGTCAACCATTTTTTTCTCAAAGCCTTCAATATCAATACAGTCCCGAGCAAAATCTTGAAGGTTGTGGTGGAGCCCCTGGGACTGCAAATGCAGGGACCGAATTGATTCTAAAACTAGAACCATAGATGGGAAATAATTTTCAATTTCAGTAAAATCACATCCAGAACGAACTAGCTCGCCTAGGATGTTTCTCCAAAGAAATTCTGCAATCTCATTTGAATATTCTTCTTTAAAATCAGAAATCTTTGCTTCTAATTCATCAGGAGACTGGGGTGGAGAATCAACTTTAATTTTTGGAAATTCTATTATATTACTCATCTTCGAAATCTTTTAACAACTTATTCCATTGATTTGCAAAACTTGAAATACTATGACGACCCAATGTAAAACGATCTGAAGTTGTCAAGCGTTCAAGAAATGTTGGATCTTTTTGCTGATTAATTAGAACCTGCTTTGTAACTGAATATGCAAAATTTGCATGATCTTGGTTGATTTCATCATAATCATACATCACTGTAGCGTGGCCAGCTGTTTCTGTAAGAGCGCCATAGTTTGGATGAATACACAATACACCAGATTTAATTGCTTCAATCATAGCGATACAAGATGTTTCCTTCCAGATATTTGGGTACAAGAAAATATGAGCTTTATCAAGGGCTTCTAATACAACATCGTTTGGTTGCACTCCATGATATGTCATTTTATCATGAGCTTTGATTCGAGTAAACAATCCTTCGTATGGAACGTTACGCTGCTCCCATCCATAGATTTCAAAACCTGAATACACATCCAAATGAATATTTGGAAACTCTTTTGATAGCTCATCAAAAATTGGAACAAGTAATTCTAAGCCGCGATGTGGAGTTGTATGATAGATAAATCGAATAGTGCTGTAGTCTTTTTCTTTATCTGGCAATTCATAATTCTTTTCAATAGCATTATGAATAACTGTACACCAAGAATATGGAATTCCAAACCGTGTAATAAATTGATCTCTTTGCCACGCAGATACAAACACAAAATGGTCAAACTTTTCCCAACCGCCATCAGCCAAAATATTCATTTCTGGATCTTCAGCTAAATCATGACAATATAGAATATTTGCGACATCTTCATAGATTTCACGAGGACGTGAAAAATGAATTGCAACATTCTTCAACAAATCATGCCGGCAATTATCAAGTAAACGTGAGCGCATCATCTCAGTACCGCCTCTTGCGTTACCTGATACTTCTGACTCGATTACTTGGCCTTTATATACGCAACTCATTCATTATACTCCATCAACTCTTTCATAATCGACAATATTACTATATCGAATATCTCTCCATTTTGCTCCGTCTACTCCACTTGCATTATTTTCTAATACATATAAGCGCAATTGTGTTGGAGCAAGTCCTTTAAGAAAATCAGGCTTTGTCCAGCGATCTGATTCTGGTATAAAGTCATTATCAATTGTGGCAATAAACTGTTTTGTTTCGCCTGATTTTCTACGCAAATTAATCCGCCATTTTCCTTCAGCAATATCAGACTTAAATTCTCTCATTGCGACTGGTCTAGTTTTCAGTGGCATGTTCTTTTACCTTGTTTTCTCTTTTATATATGTCTTCTAGGACACGATTAAATTCTTCAATAGTTCCATTATTATGAACTCGATATGTTCTTACATCAAATTTATGAGGAAGCACGTATTTGTTTTCAATAGGTGTTTCGTGCTGGTTAATATATGTCCATATCACGTTTCCATCGAAATAACGTCTGCTATCTGACGAATAATCGCATCCACTTCGTGTAAGTTGTACCAAGACAAAATTGTCTGAACCAACTTTATTTATTACAGGAACAAGCTCGTCAATAAAACCTCCATCAGAAATACAGTAATCATTTCCATCTTCGATTTCGTTTGCAACTTGGTTGCCAAAGTAATCCAAACCAAAGCGAGGTTTGATGCGCTTTTCTGAAACATAGATCATCGCCTCACGACGAGAAAACCCACCAAGCAAGCTTGTAGGCATTTCTTTGATTTCTCGATTATGATAGCCCTCCATAAACCAATTATAGTCTACGTTGAAATACTTGACAGTTTCTTTATACAATTGGTATTTAAAGGAAAGATGCTTGAAGCCTTTTTGTTTAAAGAAATCAGCAGCAAGATCTTTCCCTGCACCAGGAGGTCCATTAAAAAGAATTATCATACGTTATCCATTACAATGTTATTGATTTCTTCACGCCACATTGTTTTCCATTCTTCGTTTGTAATACCAGAAAGAATAAAATCACGATCATCTTGGTCAAGATAACCCATAGCATCAGACAAAGACATATAGCCTTTTTCCCACATTTCATAATCACGAGGATTTACTTCGATATTACGAGAACGAACTACGCCGCTATACACACTTTTACGTTTAATAATCATGGTCAACTCCACTTAATTGATAGTTCTATACTATCATATCATTACAAAAATGTCAACTACTTTTTTATGTGTTTAGAATGAATTTTACAGCCGATAAACTCGTTGTAGTACTCGTCGCTGAGTAGAACATCAAATTCAAATTGTAGCTTGGCTTCATAATAAGAACATTCACCTTTAGTTTTGCATAGACGAAGTATTTCTCTTTTATAGTTACTTTCGCCTTTTTCTTCAACAAGTGTTTGGACCTCTTTTGAAGATCCAAAGTATTTGCGCCAATCAGATTCTACACGAGTTCTGACGCGTCTTTTACGAGTTTTAGTGATTGGAAGTGTTTTTGGTTTCCAAAAGAATTTTTTACCGATGTATTTCTTACCAGTATCAAGCTCAGTAATTCTATATACAAAGCCCTGATATTCTTCAGGTGTTTCATCAAATTCTTTATCTTCATAATACCACATTCAAAATAGTCCATAGTTATTACCATGAACTATTTATTACCACCAACCAAGAGTCCTTCCATTACCAGTAATAATCATACAACATGTTACTACATGTAATACAATCCAAAATGTTCTAAACCATAGCGCTCTTACAACATCACGCTGTGGGATAGGCAAAAACTCTGGTTTGTCGTCGTCAGTAATACCAACTGGCATTCCAACAGTTCTTGCATACCATTTTAAAAAACGTCTTTGTCCACTCATCGGCGCATCTTTGCTATGTCTTTGGCTTCGTTCGTACCGCGCATGATGGGGACCATATTGGACTTATGCATTGTGCCGATACCGACGATGAGGTCACCCGTGTACTGTTGTGGTTCTTTTCTTGGTGTTGATCCAGTCGGTATTGTGTCCGACGTCTTGAGGCTTGGATACTCCTTTGTGTTGCGGACATACGGTTTGGACGGCGCATAAGATACGAACTCCTTTTTCGTTTTACGTGGTTTACCTTGAACATAATCTATATAATCATCAAGAGTATCAAATTGACAACTATGCATATTTTTGCGACGCATATCTTTATTGTAACGACGCCACTCAAGTTCAAGAGCTTTTATATCAAGCTTTTTTGGTTTACGTTTTTTGCTGCCGTGAACCTGTACTCCACGAATCATATGCATACTCATTAAGCAGTCTCCACTTCAATAAAGTACAATCCTTCTTCATCAATTTCTTCATCGTCAAGATATAGATCTTCAGATAAGAAATTGCGGCAGTTAACATAAGAGCCCTCAAAGGTAATGTTTGGATTGCCACCACCTGGTCCAATCGCCGTGAATTCAGTCATTGTCAAATTGTGTTTCTCAAGAAGTTCCAAGAATTCCCCAAGGCTGCAATCGTGTGCGATGTCAACGTTAATTTTAGCCATGATATATACTCCATTGATTTACCTTATATAGACATACTATACTATCTTAAAGCAAATGTCAACAACTTTTTTCATTTAATTTCAAATTAATTTGAATCGTAATCGTACTCGCCATCTTCGTCAATATTGATAATAGAGCGACGATATGCGCCTTCTTGCTGATCAAACGATACTCTTAATTCATCAAACATTTCCGGCGACATTGCCACGACGCTGAAACGATTTTCTTTATCATTCCATTGGCGAATAAAAACTGTGTCATCATAAATTAAACATTGAACATCTTCATGGTGCGCTGACTCGTCAAGGACAGTGATAGCAACTTCGTCCCAATCCATTTCTACTGTAAACATTACTCGTCTTCCTCATGTTCGTAAATATAGGTTACATTTTCGTCAGAAATATTCTTATTTCTGTTTCTGATGTTATATATAAAAAATTTAAGTTTATACGTAAATTTCTTGATGCTTTTTGATAAAAAAATCCGCAATGATTTCATGTCCTTTTTTTCCAGGATGGTGATCTTTAGGAGGACAAATACGATCTTCAAACGGAATTATCCATTGCCCTTTATTGTCTCTTCCATTCATTTCAAATCCACCCATTGATTCCATAAATGGCCAACCAATTATATGATTAGAATTTACTTCATAAAAATATGGATCATTTAATAAAGTTCCAAACATTTTTTGCGGCTCATAATCAACAGGCTTTCCAATCATATCTTCTATTTTTTTATAGTTATGGCGATTCATAGAACCACATAATGTTGCCTGTATGTGCTTTATTCCAAATTTATCACAAATCTTTTGGAGCATCACTATTCTTTTAAGCCATGAAGAAATTGCTTTTCTTAAAAATTTTTTATGAACAGTAAGCTCTCTAGACCAAAGCCATTCATAATAACTCATAGCTTCTCTATTAAATTCTGTTAATAAATTTTTATCTTTTGGAATAATACTAGATTCTGGATTATGCATATGGTGATCATAAGTGCTAAATCTATGCCATTCAGACCAACCAACTACAACCATTTCTATTAAATCATGATTTTCAATAATTTCTTCAAGCGCTTTTGTAAAAATTAAATCATTTCCCGCTCCACATAGCCCTAAATTTTTTACTACAAGATCTAGATGATCGCCGAGTATTGCAGGCCACTTATCAAAGCTGCAATCTATATCTGGATAGGTTACAGATTTAAAATTTTCATCTGTATAACTGCATCCGACCGCTAGTATGTATTTAGAAGATTTGGACATTATATTTCTTTCGCCATTCCATTGCGTCTTGCCATGTATCAACCATTGGCTGACCTTTAATATTAAGACTTGTATTTAACAACATTGGACACTTTGTTTGTTCATACCATTCCTCCAGTATAGGTCGAAGAATAGAGGTGCAGTTTTTATCTACAACTTGAACTCGCGCCGTGCCATCAACGTGTGTGACTGACTGATAATCGTGTTTTGCTTGAGCCACATATTGCATGTATTTATTCATCGGTCCATCAAAATATTCGTCAGCATATTCTTCCAAGATTGCAGGTGCAAAGGGTCGAAAGTTTTGTCTACGTTTAATTTGATTAACTGTGTCTTTAATATCTCGTCTAGGGTCAGCAATAAGGCTACGATTCCCAAGGGCACGAGGGCCAAACTCTGCACGACCATTTGCAATACCGCAATAGGAATGACTAAGCAAATGTTCAACAACTTTTTTAGGATTGATATCCCATGATATATTTGTCCCAAGATATGGATCCTTCCAATTCAATTTTTTTCCATATGCCAAGGCGGCCGCACCAAGAGAAGAACCACAATCTCCTGGGTTTGGCATAATCCACATATTTTTACCAAGGTTAGCTATTTTAGTATTAAGTACACAATTTAAAGCAACACCACCCATAAAAACTAAATTTTGATGTAAGCAAAACTTTTCTACGTAAT